GTATCTGCTCTTAGTTCTCTCTCTGTATCAAAGCCTGCACTATCTTTATTTGCACCATTTGTTCGTCCAAATCTATTTTTTCTTCCATGTACATCATGTTGATGACTAGGCAATTCATCTACTGTTAACGTATGCCGATATTCACCTTCATTTCCTAGATTTTCTTCTTCAATAGTTTGTTCATCTTCATTTCTATCTGTACCTGTACCTACTCCAGCTAGAAAAAGACCTTGAGAAACTAATTCCCATGTTGAACCAATTAGTTTATTACCAGGATTTTCATTCTCGGTAGATAAAAATATACTATTTACAGGGTAGATTAAATCTAAAAGAGTTGTATCTGTTGCAGACTTAAGCATAGTAACGTTATGAATTGAAACATCACTTGTTGAAATTTCTATACCCGTATAATTACCTACCCCATCATATACGCCATCAAAATTTTCAGTCAAATTATTACCACTAAGGTGAATTAACGATGTATACCTATCAGAAATAAACTGATTAGTAAAATCAGCGCCCGTAGAGGTAGAAGGAGGTGTTGACATATAATATATTTAGTTTAGGATGTTAAAATGCTATCGTAAATTGTCTTTTGTAATTCAAATAATTTTGAAAAAACTCTATTTATAGAAAGATAATTAACGCTTTCGTTGCTATGAAAATAAAAATCTCTTACATTAATATTTATATCTTTAGGTATTTTGTAATCTATAAGTAATTCAGTACCAAAAAATTTCTTAGCTTTAGGTATTCTAGTAAATCCATTATAGATATTAAGCGTATCTCTTAAAATATCTTGAATTAATGTATTAAGATTAATTCCTATACCAGTTTCACATATCTTTTCAAATAAATTTTCATCAAAAAGACACTTTAAATCCTTTTTAACTAAACTATTAGTTCTTTCTTTAAGTTTAGTATAGTATAATCTGCCTATATTATGCATATACACGTATACATCATCTTTAAATGTATCAACTACTACATTTTTTAATGCTACTCTGTTAGATTCTAGTAAATTAGTATTCCATTTCCATGGATTATCTCTAAACAAATACTCAGTATTATCAAAAAGTAAATCTGGAGGTAAATTAAGGTCTTGTCTATTTAAAACTGATATAGTTGGGTCTGGATCAGACAATAAACGTTGAGTAATATTAGAATTATCGTTAATAGTAAATAAATTACTGTCAAATTCGGAAAATATTACATCTAAATCTATAGTTAAGTCGTCATTCCTGTATATAAAATAACCTGACGGTCTATTTTCATTAAAAAAGATATAACTAGGTGAAAAATGAAAAACTTGATTAGGGTGCTCTGGAAATACTAAAGAACTTACTGTACCATCGGTACTTATTTTTTTAGCATCTTCCTTTTTAATAAAAAGAGGGTAAAAAAATCCAGTTCTATCATTATTAGTACCAAAAACAGTATAAGATGACGTTTTTTTCTTGGGAGACTTATATCTAAACTGATCATCATAGTTAACTCTTGTACTTTTTAAAGGATTAGATATGTTTCCCGTTTCAAAATAATTATCTAAGTCAATTTTAAATATATTATACTCAGATATATTACTAACTGATTTAGTTACTACTAGAAGTAAGTCATCATGCCCTCTTAAAGCTATTTTAACATATTCTGGATTACCTAACTGAGATAGTTCAATAGTTTTTAGTACTTCAGTTTCATTTTTTAACGATAGCTCAATTAAAATATCTCCATTTTCATTTGATACTAGAGCACCTTTAAATTTTTTACCGTAACCTATATTATTATTAACTAATCTATTGTCTGAAGCTTTTATTCTATCAACTAATTTAAGAGTTTGACAAGAGCGATAAATATCCTCATCAAAAATATTAACAAAAGGTAAACCACTTTCAATATCTAATGAATAAATTAAATGATTAGCTTTGTCAACATAAATATCAAATAGTTTTTTATCTTTATCAAATGATATGAGCTCTAAATTCTCTAAATTATCACCAAATGATCCGGAAAATGCTAAAGTTTTAGTATCTGTACTTATAGTATAGATAAAACCATCTTCATAAGTTTCCGTAAAGCTTTCATTAGTATTATCTAACTCAAAAAGCTCAGGAAAACGATTCTTATCTGCTCCTAAAAATGGATCAATTTGATAAGGTTCAACTAAATCTTTTATAGTTTTATGATCATCGTTTCTAGTATCAATAGTAGTTGATGAAAGGCCAAAAAAAGCTGCAGAACTTAAATTAGTTGTATTAGATGAACTATCAAATAAAGAAGGATTGTATACTTGACTTAAACTATAAAGGGATAAATTATTTTCAAATAATATTCTAAAATTATTTCTTAAAAAATCATTACTTAGTACATTTCTAGGAGAATAATTTAAACTACTTATTAGATTAGTTGTAGTAGCTGTTGTATTATTATCAAATTCTCTTTTATCTAAAAAAGCAAACGATATAAAATTACTTTTACCACTTAAAGGGACTGAAGTATCGGTTTTAGTTCTTCCAGTAAATGCAGTACCATCTTCTACATTAAAAAACCCTTCGTAGTCTTTACCACTTAAAGTAAAAGCCTCTCCATTAGTAAATTTATAATATGCTATCATAGATAATTTTTAAAGTTAAGCTTATTAATTACTGTAGTTGCAGGAAGATCTTTAGATATTATTGTAATTAAATTATTTTTTACATCTTTTAATATATCTAAGTCAGTAATATTTAAATTATTAATGTTTATATCAACTACATTCGATTTAGATTTTAAGTTAGTAGCTAAAGTATTTAAAACTTCAATATTATCAGTATAGTTTCTCATACCCGACGGTAAACTAACTACTAAATCATCTATTTTAGTTATTGCCCTACTAAATACAGTTAAAAGTTCATCTTCTTCTGACAGAGGTTTAAGTGATAAAAATATATTAGTTAACGTATCTAAACTAGTTAATGACGCTCTTAAAATATCACCTTCAAATTCACTACTCTCTACTTTAATGTTACCAAATAAAATTTGTTTATTAGAATATTTAAAACTATTAGTTCTAAAAGTAAAAATTTTAACTGAATTTAAATATATATTACCTTTACCTATTTGATTGTTAAAAGCTATAACTAGATCGTTATCGTTAGTATCAGTTAAAATATGATTAGTGTTAAAAAATTCAAATGTTTCATTAGCATTATCAAAAAAAGTAAAATTAATTTTTAATTCGTTTTCTTCTTTTATAATATTGAACCCAGCTTCAATTTCATTAAAATGTGAAGATACTTTAAAGTCTTTATCAAAAAATTTAAATGCTATAGCATAACCCCCGTTCTTATTTATATCTTTATAATAAGTAGGAGTGTTTCTTTCAGCCTTTTCAATATCACAAAATCTAACCTGAACATCTTCTTTTATTTTATCTATATCAATTCTTTCATATTTATATTCTTTTTTAGGCTCAAAAGTTAGATCACTTCTTTTATCAAAGAAGAATTTTTTCTTTATATCAGTCTTAAGAGCCGTATTATCATTTATTAGCTTTTCAATTGCTTCTAAATAAGTTATTTGGTATATAGTTTTACCGTTTAGTGCAGCTTCTTTAGTAGTATAGTCAGGGTAATAATATCTATCTACCCACAATCCTTCACCGCCAGGAGAACCCGATAACCAAGTACATAAATATTGCTCTTCGGTTTCAGGTATATTTTCAACCTTTTTATACACTCTATCTGAAAAATATGGATAAGGATATGCAAAAGATCCACATTCAGTAAATTTTGAATCGTTAATGTTTAATTTAGTAAAAGGCTCTAACGAACTAGGAGCAGTAAAAATATTAGTTCCCGGAGTAAATTTATAGTTAATGTTATACGTTACATAATTTAATTCTAAATTAGAATCTCTTTCAGAAGGTATATCATTTAATATACTAGTATAGTTTCGTAATTTTCTAGCAAATACAGCATCATCTTCAGAACTTATTAAATTATTTGAAGAAGTAAATGAATCTAAATTATCGCTTATATTTTTTAAATTTAATAAATTGAAACTATTTTCTGATAAATCTCCTGATTTATGAAATAAATAATTTGAATCTAAATTAAAAGCACTTCGATTTTCATTAACTAGATAATCAGTATCAGTATACTCAATAAAAGATGTATCTAAAGGATCAGCAATAGTAGTAGATAAATTAAATGTAATTTTAGCAGAAATCGAATTTATAAAAAATTCATTTAAAAATTTATTTTCAGATATATCTTGACCAACTAAAATAGTACCTTCAGGCTTTATAGCATATTTTCTATTTCTTTTTCTGGTAAAAAAAGATAAAAATTGGTTATTATCATGTTTAGTTAAAACATATTCTATTTTTTTACCATCTTCTGATAGAGTATTTTCAGCTGCAAAAAATATATCAATTTTATTATCAACAGCCTCGTTGTCAGATCCAACTAAAAAATATTTTATATTATTATCTACATATGATACAGAGCAATAAAAATCATCTATAAATTCAACTAAAAATAAATTTTTGGATGAAGATTCAAATTCTGTAAATCCAGTAGCTCCATAATATCCATAATTATTATAATTTAAAGTATCTTTAAAAAATTTTCTTTGTATCTCTCTTACAAACTTTAAAAATGTACCTTTTTTACCTGGTATTCTTGAAAAATTTAATGAAGTATAAATTGAATTAGGTTTTATATCAACTGAATCAAATTTAACTACTTTACTTAAATTAGTTTTTTTAGTTAAGTAAAAGTTACTAAAGTTTTTATTTTTAAAATCTCTTGAACCCGATAAGGCATTTATAAAGTTAAATGAATAGCCACCTGCATATGTTCTTGAAAATTGATCTAAATTTAAAGAATCTATGCATAATGAACCCTTGTTAAATTTAAGAGTACTTAAACTAGGAAATCTACTACTCATTTACATATATATTTAAGCTGTAACTTAAATTCACTTTATAATTTGTATGATATCGTCATCTTCATCTATAACAACGTTACCACTACTTTCTTTTGCCTTTTCAAAATTTTTACCAACATTATTAATTACAAAGCTAGTTTCTTCATTACCTTCAGTTTTATTATTAAGCTCTAAAATATAATCATCAATCTTACCTCTAAAAACAAAATTAGAAGTAAAATTAGTGTTATCTAAAATATTTGTATCAACTAAACTTAAATCACCAATATTTTCATAGTAACCTTCAGTTCTTAATTTAATAGGGTGAATAATTTCAGTTATTTCTCCAGTTATATATTGAATACCAATTTTTAATTGCATATCTTTTATAAGAGCAGTAGACGAAGGTTTATATACATGTTTATAGGTTTTAGTTAAAAAGACAGGAGCTATACCTTTAGTTATTTCATCGAAAATACTATCTTTTCTATAAGTTCTAAAAGTTATAATTTCAGGCTCTTCAATAGGTGAACCGTCACCCCAATCGATAGCTATATAATAAGGAAAAATATCTTTATATATGTTTATAATATCTAAACCAACTTCAGTAACATCAAAAAGATTTAACTGATTACCGTTAGCAGTTAAAGCTGGCTGATTAGTAGATAGAGATAGAGTAAAATTATTCATAGAATTAATGAGTTATCTTGATTACCTAGAGGTACTGAACTTAAGTTAAAATTAAATGATGATAATGTTCTAGCATTATTTTCAAAAGTAAAAGTCTTATTATCAAATACAGCTCTCAAATTTTCATCTCGTATAAATGTTACATTATCATTAGAATCTATATTTAAAATATAATTTACAACTAAAGGAGATTTATTTTGATCTTTTAGTAGATAAGTCAAATTGAACATATCAATATCATCTCTATATGATATTATAGGTGTATCAGATTCTTTGTATCTTACATCTATACCAGATAAAGTAAACAAGTCTCTTTTCTTGCTAAGCTCACTATCACTTTTAGGAAATATTTTAGCGGACTTTTTATCTGTATAATTATATTTGTAAATTTCAGGATATACAGATAAGGCCTTTGTATCAGTTGAACTAGTTAAAGCTTTTAATTGATAATAATATACATTTAATTTATCAGCGAATCTATTACTAATTTTATCAAAGTCATTAGTATTTATCGATAATGATATATTGTTAGTAAAGGGATCAACATACTTGTTATCTTTAAATCTTAAAGGCTCTATGACAAAGAATGAACTGGTTTCAATAAATAAAGTATCATATAGTAAATCAAAATTAGTAACTCGACTACTTAAATTAGTTTTTATATTAGGAGAATATCTAGCACTAAGATAATTTAACGCAGTAAATAAATGTGAACTTTCATTAGTAGATTTATTATTTACAAATATTTGACCCGAAAGTTTTTCAGCATCATATCTACCTTCTTTAGAAGTAACATCTGAAATTAAAACTGATGGTTCAAGTACAGTATTATCATAAAAATATTCTTCTTTTTGAGGCTGGTAGTCAAATAATAAAGTATCAGTAAATTTACCACCTTCCATACGAGTAAAATCATCTTGAATACCAGATAAAAAATAATTTACAAAAAATGATCCTGAAGTAGTTGGTACAGCACTATCGCATAGAGCACGTTGCAACGTATTCCAATTATTAGGGTTAAATCTACCGCTTACACCAGCTATACCAGCTTCTATAAGCTCACTATAATAAAATTGTAATGAACCATCAAAAGCAGAACTTAGATCAGAAGAACGAGGATCTGGTAAAAATTCATCGCATCTTTGCATAAAAAATGCACCATCTTTTACATCAGCAGTTTCAACGTTATTATCAATAATATCAGTTGATGAAGTAGTAGGTTTAATTAATTCTTCATAAGGAGCAAAATATCTAAAAAAGATATTATAAGCTGAACTTGGTAGTTGTGGTGAATTATCACCTATTGTAGTTAATCCGTTAGTAAAAGAAGTAATACCTGACCGTTTAGTTTCAACGTATGTAGTATTATCAACAACACTATAGTCGAAGCTAAATTCTGAGTTAAAAAGTCTATCGTAAAATTGATAACCATTTAAAACTAAATTGAGAATTTTTTTAGTTTCTATTTTAGTTAAATTTTCTCTAAATAAATTATCATCTTTAACTAAACCAAATGTATTACTATGAATATCAGTTTTGCTGTCAAAAATATATCCTTGATTAAACAAAAATGACATATCTGTATTTTCATCTCTTTCAAAAAAAGTTGAACCGTAACCAAGATATGAAGTATCATCGCTATCAGTAAGAGGCTGCAATTTAGCAATACCACTAGTTAGATTTTTAATAAATTCAGCAGGTTCAATATTAAAAACTAATATTTCCTGATTATTAGTATAAATTTGAGGATCTGGAAAAATAAACAAACTATCAGGCTCATATGATTCTTTAAATGCAAACTCTATAGCATTAGCTTGAATAACATTAATACCAGTTTTTGACGGTTTAAAAAATCCAGTTTCTTTTTCAGTTTCAATATTATTAGAAAAAACAGAAGCAGTAGTAGGAAAATCTTGATTTAAAAAGTTTCTATAAGGAGCTTCTGCTTCTATTAATTTTTTATATACAAACTCACCAGTTGAATTAGATGAAATATAATAAAAATCAGTACCTATATATTTTTCAGTTAAATCCTTTTTATTTTCAAATAAATTATTAACTTCTAATATTTCTTTTAATTCATTACTAAAATCTTTAAATACTTCTTCAATTAAATCTACATTGTTACTTAAGAAAATATTATCAGAAGGTAGTTCACTAGGATCATAACTTTTAAAATGCTTACCATATTCATCTACATTAGGCTCTTGATTAAAATATGAAGTAAAGGTATCAAAATATTCAGTTAAGTCTACATTTATATTACTTTTAATTGTTTCTATATCATAAGAAAATTTTGCATCTTCCCTATTTTGTAAAAAATCTAAAATAATTTCAGTAGCTCTTTTTTTAATATTAAAATTACTACCTTTAGTTTTATATTTTATTGCAATATTATGCAAATCTTCCCGCTCTTCTTGATAATAAGAAGCTACTTCTCTTAACTTACGACTATAAAAAGATATAGCTATTGCAAGATCGTTTGGATCATTAAAATCTATTAACGATAAAAACTTCTTTTCAGTTTCATTACTATAAAAAATTGATAAATCCTTTAAAAAATCTCTATATCTGTTTATAATAGTCTGTCTATTGTCTGAAAGTAAGTTATTATTTCTTGTGCTCCATAAATTTATATAATGATTATAATAAGCTTGCAGTGTATCAGGTTCAAAGCTTACTTTTACTACTTTTATAAAGTCTATAAAAGAAAAAGCTTGATTTAAATCTAACGCATTCTCACTTCTAACATTAGGATTAGTTATTGATTGTGGTACTAGCGGAAATCCTTTGCGAACACTTTCCATTAAATATATTTATTAAGTGAATAGAGATAGACTACTAAATAACGAATTTCGAAATACTATATCTTTTATTTTATTATCACCATCAAAAGCGCTTAAAGGAGTATCGAAATCAAAAGTATTTTTTGGATCTTTAAAATTTAAAAGCCCGTCAGTTACTGTACCTTCTACTCCTGGAGTATAATCATAAAACTTATAGAATTTATCTAAATCTGAAAAACTAAATGTATCGGGTAAAACTAGCGGCCAACCCCAATCTGATGCATAGGTACTTAAACTATATTCAGTAGTAGTACCATGTAAAAAATTTACAGAGCTTAAAGGTTGAAATGTATTTAATAATACGCATTCATTACTAAATTTTTCTTTTGCTACTATATCAGTACCAGCTGTTACTATATAAGTAGCTGTGCTTATTTCATCTCCTAAATTTTTACCATAAACAGATTTAGTGGATTCGCCATTTTCACTTAAATTTTGACTAAACTTATTTTTAGTACCTTTAAGTTTATTGTACTGAGTAGAAAACATCGATACGAATCTAGAAATATTAGGAGGAAACGAAAATAAACTTTCATCGAATACATTAGTTTTATCATCTACTAACTTACTTAAAGATATAATAGATCTAGCATCGCAAAGATCTATATTCATTTTATTATCAACAAAATTAAATATTTTAGAGTTGAATGTTTTACCTAAAGAAGAATACGAGCTACTCAAATCACCGAAAATTGAGCCTATAAAATCATCAAATAAAACATTTTTATCTAATAAGATTTCTTGAAACCTTAAACTTTTAAAAACATCAGTATAATCTATATTTTCATTTTGCTTAGCAAATTCATAAAATCCATCTGGATAAGTAGATATAGTAACTACATTACTAGTAAGAGCTAAATTATTAGTACCATCAGTATATAAACTACTAATTGATAACTTAAGTGTATTACTTTGAGTAGAAAGACTATCATTAAATGTAAGACCACCATAATACCAGAATTTAGTATCAACTCCTTTTATAGAACCTGATAAGCTTTCTATAGTAAAATTACTACTACTAACATCAGAACCATTTTCTGTTAAAGTAAATACTGGAGTACCTACTGCTGATAAATTTTTTACTGTAAAATTAGTTATACTTTTAGGTTTTACTAAAAAGGGTATTTGTACTGCTTTGAATTGTGCAGGGCTTACACTAAATATAGTAGCTTCTTCGAATCCTTCACTATCTAAACCATTTGATGTTATATTTAAACTCGAGATTTTACTTGCAGTAGTAGCTACTGCTTCAACATTTGCCGTTAAGGATATTCCTAAATTATTATTAAAATCGTTTAATGAAAACTCCCCTGATTTATCTCTACTAAATATTTTCTTTCTATCTTTAAATAAATTTATTTTTATAGGTTCAGTAACTGGATTATCGGTACTAAAGAAAAAATTACTACTACCTGAAGAGCCCACTAATAAACTTCCATCATCTGTACTTTTAGCAACTACTATTTTTGGAGGATTAAATCCTGATAATTTTACATAGATGTTTTCAGAACTTAAAGTAAGTTTAGGTACTTCGTTAAATTCATGAGCACTTAAATTAGATATAAAAGATCTTTCAAAAAATGAATGATATCTTTGTAAATGATTAAATTTATAGGGCCGTAAATCAAAATAATTAGGCACCTCAGTACCTGATACACTATAAAATATATCATTATTTGTTTGATAGAATGGCGAAGAATTAGTTATATTTATAGCTTCAGAAAAATGACCTGCAGATAAAGCTAAAGCATTATTAGGTATATTAACTGAAAAGGTATTTTCAACATAATCAGTTATATCTACATTTTCAGAATAAGAAGCTAAAACATTATTGTTTTGACAATCACGTAATACCATTCTAACTTTATATCTACCTGGTAGTTCATAACTATGAACAGCAGTAGTAGAATGAATTATAGTACCATCACCTAAATCAAATGTAGCAGTAGAGTTATTTAAATCTTGTAATATAGTACAACCTGAAGGAATATCAGCTACAAAAGTAAGAGGAGTTATAGGAAGATTAAAAGAAGATAAAACATTCTCCTTTTTAAAATCTTCTACTCTAAATAAAGCATAAGTTGTATTTATATTACTCATCTATTACAGTAAGTTTAGCAGCTAACGAATTTGGATTAATTAAAAACGGGAACTTAAAGAACGGTAATGATTCGTCTTGATTTACTAAACTAATATCAGCAGATGGATAAAGCGGGTTAAATGATATAAATGATATTCCCCTAAAAGATATATTTTCCTCTTTATTTCTTGTTTCTATTCTTTTTATTCCCTCTACACTTAATATTTCTGATACTAAAGTTGAAAGAGATAGTTGTTGACCTAAAGCATTATTAGTAGGCCCAAAAAACTTCTTAATTATAGCTACTACTTTAGATTTAAGAATTTCTTTATTTATTTTATTATTAGCTTCTCTAACTAAAACTAAAGTAGTATTTTTTGAAAATTCAGGTTTTAATTCTTGTTCATTAGAAAAACATAAATCGAAGGCCATGTAAATAGGGTCTCTAGGTACAACTTCATGACTTACAGTTTTACGTTCTAATGAAGTATCAACTATAAGTTTTTTTATTGAATTACTTAAAAAGGGAGGATAATCTCCATCATTTATAATGTTAAATCTTGGTACAGTAAATATATTAATATTATTAAAATCACAACTATCAGAAAAATTTACTTGGTTAATTAAAACCCTATTAGATTTATCTGGATCAACGCATATATCGTAAAAATATTGAATATAATCATTTATAAATGATTGATTACTTACTACTTGACTATCAATTAAAATATTACTAAAATTCTTTTTTAAGAAACTTTCATAATCAGTAATACTAACTAATCTTTCTTGAGAACTAAAAATCTTAGGTGCATTTTCTCTTATTTCATCTACTGATTCTTCATCAGTTATAGGGGAAGAAGGTTGAGGATTAACAAAAGTTAGTAACGAATTATTTTCTGCTGTAATAAATGTAGTAGTATCTTTATTAGTATACGTATCATCAAATATTTGTCTCTGTCTCGAGCTATCATATGAAAATAATTTGTTTCCATTTATAGCATTAGTACTTATTATTCCTTTTTGACCATCAGAAAGAATATAATTAATAGAAACAGTATCACCCTTTTGTAGCTTTTTACCTGAAGTACCATCTCCAAATTTTATTACAAAGTGACCATTTTCATTTAATCTTTTTTCATATACTCTAGCATTGCTATCTTTAATATACAAGCTATCTACTTCCTTATATTCAAAATATGTGTTAGAATCTGCTTCTTTTACAAAAACGCTTAAAGTATCATCTGCAATAAACCTTGAATCACCCTTATCTAAAATATTATCTACTACTACTGTTACTGATTCAAAATTTTCGCCCTGTGCAGTATAATCAGGATACTCACTTAAAGTACCTTGGAAAAGTATTACATTATTATCCAGTTCAGATAATTTTTGTTCTTTAGCTTCACTTATAGTAAAGCTATAGTCATCAGTAAAAGTATAAGCTATATTATCTACTAGAAAAAAGGAATTTTTTCTTATAGTATAATTACCTACTGCTAAGTCTTTAGATGCAGAAGCTCTAATAGAAGCTAGTGAAGTCTTCTTACCTACCGGCTTATAACCTATAAGCTTTACGATTTTATTCATATTCTCGTAAAGAGTAGCTTGATCAAACGTTGATTCCGATGCAGTATTATTCAAATAAAATAATAAAACATGATATGAATAAGCAATTATATCAATTATAGCAGCTAAATTACTTCCTTCAAAATTTTGATCTGTAAATTTTTCATTCTCGTTTAAACGTTGAATTATAAAATCTTTCAAACTTACAGCATCAAACGCAGTATATGCATCTTGTGGTAAATTAAAATCTAAAAAAGTATTATTTTTATCAGCCATTTTTATACAAAGTTATATCCATTACTATTTAATACAGATCTAAGTGATAGTCCATACACGTTAAGAGATGGTACGTTAATCTGTAAGGTTATTCTATATTCTTGTAGATCTTCATTAGCGATAACTTCTACATTTTCAAGTTCAATTCTAGGCTCGAATAAAGGTAGACTTTCATTTATATCAGCTTCTATTTCTAATTGAGTAAAAGGACTTACAGGTTCAAAAATAAATCTTCTTAAATCTATTCCAAATTCCGGGTTAAGGATTTTTTGACCTGGAGAAGTTAGTAACGCATTTGCTATACTATTTTGTATAGATTCAATATCAAATAACCCCTGTACATCTTTTAGCTCTTCTTTGCGATTAAGTTGTCTGTTAAAAGATACTCTGTTAGTAATATCTAAAAATAAGTCTTTATAAAGATATTGTTGTTTTAAAGCAGCTTCTTCTGCTTCGGTAACTGATACTGAATCTATCTTTATTAAAGCCATTATATATATTTAATAACAAAACCGCTTTACACTTCTTCTTCGTAACTTAAGTCCTTTTCTTCGTTATCTTTATAAACACTCTTTAAGATTTCTGCAGCTAAATCATCAAAAGTCTCTTCTTCTTCTTCTTTATCTGCAATATGCAAAGCAGCTAAATATTTGTTTTTAGCTTCTTTAGTACCTTTAGTACAACCAACCTTTTTACTTCCTTTATATACGCAGTATTTACTACCTTCTTTTTTAGCTTTATATGGCATTTTTCTTGTAAATATTTATAGATTTAATAAATAATTATATGTCTAGACAACACAGAAACTTCGGAAAAGATATTAAACAATTAAACGAGACGTACAACGAAATGTTGAACGGTGCTCATATGTTTCAAGATACTGGTAATCCTCAAGCTGCAGCTGATAGTATGAGAGATGATGATAAACCATTTTCTCCTAATCATGGTGCACAAGATAAGATTCCATTTGAAGATAACGAAGATGATAAAGGTATTGATCATCTTAAGCATGCTTTAAAGCTTCTTGGTAAGACTAAGCTTATGAAGCATCTCGAAGAGATGGAAGAGGATATCGAAGATGAAGAGTTTAATTTTAAAGGCGGTGATATTGAACATGACTGAGCGTCTCACATTAAGCATCCTCAGTTTGGGGAGTCAGTCAAGAAAGTCCTTCACCACAGCTTAACTTCAGCAGGTGTTATTGAAGAATATTATGTTGAACATAACGGTAAATTAGCAAAAGTACTTGCAGAAGAAGTTACAGTAGTTCAATTAAATGAGCATGGTGGTAAGAAGAAAAAGAAATAGCGCAATTACGGCCGATCTGGCATAAATAAATATATGGCTAAAGAAAAGAAGTTTGTAAAGCTCTTTGAAAACTATATGCGTAGATTTGAACGCGGCGGCTTTTTAGTAGGCGACGTTTTTAAGTTTAACGATGACTTTAAGAGTCATGACGCGTATAAAGATTTAGGAGATAATATTAAAGAGCTTATAGATGACATGATTGAATCAGGTCTTCATATTAGAGTAGTTAATATTAAAGATACTGAACCAGCAAGATATCCAGGAAACGAACAAACTTCTTCTCTTAAAACAGTTCTAGACATAGCCTTAGATACTGGAGGCGGTCGTTATTCGCACTATTGTTCTATACCATGCGCTTTGGGTCAGCCAGTTCAATATGCTCCAAATTTATTACCTATTCCTGACGCTATGAGACGTAAGGATAACGTTAATATAAAGCCAGAAGAAGCAGAAGAAGATACTGAAAATAGAGCAAATCTAACTGCTAAAGGTTCTACTGGTAGTGAGGATCATGTTGGTACTCCGCTTACACCTACAGAAAGATCTTTGCCTAAGCAAAATACTCCAATTCCATCTAAGCCGGCTACTCCTTCACCTGAAGTAACTTCATATACTAAACAATACGTACCTAGTTAATTTATTCAGAAATAACTCTAGCTACTCCCCACGGTAGACGATTTACGATCGCATAATTAAATAATAAATCCGGGCCACCGGTACCTTGTTGTTGTTGCAGATATTGCCATTGCATACCATCGTAGTATTCGGTTGTATACCATATACCTGCTTTACCGGGCCAAGTAAGAACAAAATATAGAAGATTAGTATTTTGTCCAAATCCCCATTCAAGAATATTATTAACCATAGCTGCAGGAGGATCTGTTGGATCAGTTAATTTTTTAGCTGTTTTAAAACCTGCAGGAGGCCAAATAGTTATTAAGCGTTCAGCTGGTAAAATATTATTAGAAACAGCCCAATTAGGAGCTTGTAAGAAAATAGCAGATGAACTAATTTCAGTATAACTATGATCAGTGTTTCCGTCTCCTACTTTTTTCCAACCTTCAGTTAATGGAGGAATCTTTTGCTTAAGTGCATAGTAATACCCTTCCCATAAACCATCTTTCTGAATCCACAATATATCTGCTTTAGTTTTACTTCCTTTTATTAAACCTGGTGAGCTACTAATATTAGCTTCTGCAAATGTAATAGGAACTGGGGTGCCTCTGTTTAAAAGAGTCCAGTCTTTATTAGAGCTTATATTATTATTTTGGTTACTAACAAATCCACCTATAGCTAATCCCCAATCTTCATTTCTTTTTGATTGATAAAAAAATGCCCGCTTTACCATTGTACCAGACATATCTTGATCGCCGTAACCTACTGCTCTCCATCCTCTAGTTATAGGAGGAAAAGTTTCTCCACCCGGACTATAAAAAAGCTGTAACCACGAACCATCTTCTCTTGGAACCCATACTATATCAGCGTTTATAGGATTAGTATCTCCTAGAATATAAGCCGCGGAAGATGGTCCAAATATTTTACCTATAGATCTAGCTACATTTCCATTAGGATTAACAGAAGAATTAAGACCTATAAGCGTTAAAGAGTTTGATCTTATTCTCTCAACTTGAAAACCTGCTAAGTTGGAGACTGTCTGGGCTCCTAAAGGGGGTACTATTACTAATAATAAAATTAAGAGCCTTATTAAAAATAAAGGCTTCATGTATATATTTATGCTTTTCCTAAGTTAATTAAGCAGGCGAATGCGTTTATTTCTTTATCGACTACAAATGAACTTTTGTATAAATGATCAGCAATTATAGCTATCATCTCTTTTTTCTTTAAATCTTCTATACTCTGTTCATAGATATAATCTAATAAATTAGCTAGAAGAGTATCATAATCACCCTGAAAACGATCTTCGTTTTCTATCAAATATCTTCTCAATTCTAGCGTTTTACCTACTGTTATTTCTTTGAAACATTTCGAAAGCAGCTCATTATCAGACCCGTTACTATCAATAGAGAGGACTGAATCAATAACACTTTTTTGAAGCTCATTGATCGTTTTCCGTAGATCGGGGAAGTAACGCTTGACGAGTTGTATAAATTTTTTCTTTTGCTCATCACTAATATTTATTTTTTCTTTCTTTAATATATTATAGCATCTTTTAACAGCTTGTTCAAGTACAGGTTTAAGATCTAACGACTGACACCTAGATTGTATAGCAGGTATAATCTTATGCTTATAATTAGCTGTAATAATAAATCTACAATACTTAGCATACGTTTCCATAGTATTACGTAACGCAGCTTGTGCTTGTGCAGTTAATCCGTCTCCCTCATCTAATATAACTACTTTTATACCCCCATCAAATGACTTAGTTTGAGCGAAGTTTGTGATATTATGTCGTATGGTATCGATACCAGACTCATCAGAAGCATTAATATAAAGATAATTACATCCGAGTATATCGTTAACAATAACTCTTGCAAGCGTGGTCTTACCAGTACCGGGATTACCAACAAAGAGAAGATTAGGTATTTCATTTTTAAACTCTTTAACAATATTAAGAGTACGTTCATCTAAGATAATATCATCAAGCTTAGCAGGACGATATTTCTCAACCCAAATTTTATCAAAATCAATCATAATTACTTACCGGAAGAACCAAAGCCTTTTGCAC